AGTAGAAGGAGATTATACACAGAGTATTGGTAAAAATATGAAAACAAAAATTGGTGCAAAGGCCAATGGTAATAAAACAGAAGAAATTATAGGTAATTTCTCTTACAACTATACAGGAGATGTAAAGGGAACAGTTCATGGTGATTTTGATACAATTATAAAAAAATCTGAAAGAAGAACTGTTAGTGGCATCAGTGGGTATAATTTAACTGTGCAAAAAGACATGTTCTTACAAACGGTTCAAGGTACTATTGCAATTGTTTCGGCTGATAAATTTAATGTTTGGGCCCAAGATGATATGATATTGTCTGCTGGAGAAAAGGCGCAATTTAGTAGTCACGGCGATGGTATGCAAATTCAAAGTGATGGACTGATCAATATTATAGCTGGAACTACATCCAACATAAAAAGTGGTGCTAAATTAGATGTTACTGCTGGTACAATCCTTGATCTTAACTCTGGTGGCGGTTCGCCAACATCTACAAATAAGATTAACTTGAACTAATGGCACACGAATTTCAAATAGTGGATACATCTGGAACACTCACAACGTATACAGATTATAATTCTATACCATTAAATACGATAGCAGAAGTAATAAAATTTGTACCAGATTTGGGAACAAGAGTTGATAATAGGGAGATTTTATTAGAAACAGCAACATTTAATTCTACTGCAACAGATATACTCATAGGTGTAGATGGTACACTAGATTCAGATGAATTACCAACAGAATTTTATGTTGTATTGGATGGAACAGATGGCTCATCAACAAATGCTGGAGATAATATATTATTTGAAGATGTTGATAGTCCAGATAGATTAGTTCCAGAGCAGTTTACAGATGGGGTAGGAATGACTGATGATATTTCAGTGGCATCTTTTGTTCGTGTATCAGCTTCTGTGCCTGACAATGATGTAAGAGATGTAAAGTTTAACAACGATGGAACTAAAGTGTTTGTATTAGGTAGAGATAATGATAATGTTTATGAATATTCAGTAGCTACTGCTTGGAATGTTTCATCAATAACTCTTGTTCGGACTTTAGATATTAGTGTTGTAAGTTCCACGCAAGGAGATAATGCGGCAAATAGTATAGAATTTAATACAGACGGAACTAAACTGTTTGTGTTAGGTCAAGGTCAAGACAATGTTGATGAATATGCATTAAGCACAGGATTTGACCTCTCAACAGCATCTTTTACACGAAGTCTTGATATAAGTGGCCAAGAAGATCAACCCTATGGTATAGCATTTAATAATGACGGAACTAAAATGTTTATTACAGGTCGGAGAGGAGATGATGTTAATGAATATATATTAACAACAGGATTTGATATTTCAACAGCATCATATTCTCAAAAGTTCTCTATTGACCAAGGTAACGGCCGCCCATCAGCAGTACAATTTAATTCAGATGGTACTAAGATGTTTATTCTAGAGGGAGGCACCACCGCCGAAGGTGATAATACTATATTTCAATATACACTAACAACAGCATTTGATGTGTCAACAGCATCTTATTCAGATAAATCGTTTAGTCCATATAATGAAGAGGAAAAACCAAGAGGTTTCTGCTTTGGTGATAACGAAACTCAACTGTATGTAGCAGGATGGAGGGGAGATGATATTAATCAATATACCTCTCCTTGGCCAAAACGTGCAACTGATGCCCTTGATATGGATGGTGATGGTGAAACTGATATTCGATCCACAGACGGATTAGAAAATCATTTGTTGCTTGAAGATCATGATGTTATTATATTAGAGAGTTCAACACAAAATATAGATGAAGTGGTATTTCCAGATGTTTTAGTAAGTGAGCAAAGTGGAACAGGAGATGATAGAATAGGATTTATTGTAGAACGAGATGTGCCTCCGACAAATCATTCTCATGGCCCAGCAGGAGAACCATATGTTGGCAACGAAAATGATAGCAGAAAAAACACTTATGCTTCAGTGTCAGAAATAAGAGATGCAGATTTATGGGTGTATCGATTAGATTTATTAGTACAACGAGGAATTAGCAATGTCGGATGAATGTGAAATTAAACTTGTAGTGAATGGAGAACTTAATAAATATACACGGTGGGAAGATGTACCAGAAGAATTTGATAATATAATTAAGTTTCATTTTGATATTCCACCAGAACCACATACCCAAGAAGACCATGATAAAATACATATGTGGCTCAAAAGATTTGATTATTTAGGAAAGAAAGAACAGGAGAAAGAAAATGCCCGCAGTAACATTTAAAGGTGCGGCTGATGCACCGCATTGTAGTGGCATGGTCAGAAACGGTGCTTCAACTAATGTTTATGTAAATGGTAAAAGGGTAAGCAGAGAGGGTGATAAAAATACAACTCACAAAAGGCCTCCCGATAAACCTCCATGCCCATCTCATGCAGCACCGATATCAGCTGGCTCTCCTACTGTTTTCGTAAATGGTAAGGGATGTGGTAGAGTTAATGATAATCTGAGTGGTTGCACAAAAGTTGCAGAAGGTAGTCCTAATGTGTTTGCTGGCGGAACAGATCGTTCTCTCTTATCAGGCGGCGAGTTTGAAGTTGTTGAGGAATGAGGAGATAATAGATGGTGGATTACGAAGTTACAGGCGCCACGGCCGGTGTTAAATATACAAAAGAATTTGATAATTATAATCCTTCTGCCATAGGTAATGAATATACAGATGGTGATGCTGACGTTCCCTCATATGATACTTTTGAGGAAGGCATTCAAGCAATTATCAAAGGTATTCAATCTCTTTTTAGCTCAACTGATGCTACAAAAAACGAAGCAAAGGCAAAATCTGTTACTTTATCAACTACTCCATCGACCAATACAACTACAAAAACAGATAATGCTAGAATTGTTGCATTAGATGAAGCATGTAAAGCACAGTTTGAAGAAGTTGGTTGTGACATTCCAATTCAACCCGGCGATGCTAATGCAAATATTAATGCAGGGCAAAGTATCCAAAGAGCTATACACACATCTTGGGTCAATCCTGATGCTGCAAAAACCCAACAAGCACTAATGGTAACTAATGGAATTGGAGCTGAAGCAGCAAAACGTAGAAATAAAGGTGAAACAAAAGAACAAGCAGTTGCCGCAGAATTTGCTCTTGGTTTAGCAACACTTGCAGCAGGTAGAAACCTCAATGCCTCCGGCGTTTTAAATTTGATTGTTAATGCTATTGGTCAGATAGTAAGTCGATCACAGAATGTAACACATTCTACAAAACATCCAAAACCAGAGCGATCTTATGTTGCACAACAAAATGCACAACAACAGGCACAATTTGCAGCTGCACTTGCAATATTTACTAGTTTGGCAGGAGGTGCCCGCAGCAAAAGGATTTCAACTCCCCTTACAGGACCATTTAGGGCAGCTACATTTGGAGGAATGACAGGTTCTTTTCAAAATTCTCAGGATATTGTATATGCATATCCAAATGATGACGGTATTGACGAAGTTGCTTTTGCTGCTGATCCGCCCGCCGCAGTGTCAAATTGGAAGAATCCAGATGCTTAACCAGCGGCGTAGGAAAATGCATATAATAAAAAGAAAGGTAATAACAACCGTTGACATTTTATACTGGATGCCAGATTACGATAATATATTGCAACAGTTTGTTTGGCAAACTATGGATGTTAGACCGAAGTACCCAAGAGTACACAAATTTTTAAACTATTGGCATCATAATATTGATGCAGTTATATCAGAAGTAAAGATTTTAGATAGTGATGATACAGAATATAGACCAGTGAAGGAGATTATTAATGGCTAAGAGAAAAAAAAGTAGAGATACTTATACATCAAAGGGTGAAGGATGTAATGTTCGTAAGGATATTATAAATGCAATGCGAAGAGAAAGAAGTCTTCTGGATATTAGGAGGGCAAAATTTAAAGCATTTATGAAGGGAAAGAAAGTATTTGTGACAATACCAAACCCAAATACAAACGAAACGAACAAACCTTTTATTCGTGTGCCTGCAGAACAAGTTTGGCGAAAAGAAAAATATATTATGAAAACAAAAGACCCCAAGTCTTTATAAATAATAAAAACAGGAGTGCATTATGGCAACTTTAACAAAATCTTCAGATTTTGATTATTTAGATGAAAGGGGTAGAAAGGATGCCCAAGGACAGAATAATATTGACCGTAATGTAAGACAGTTCAGAGACTTGGACTTATATTTTACTAAAGCATCTGGAACAAAAGATGTTAATAAGATAACAGATGTTCAAGCAGTTAAACGGTCTATTCGGAATCTTGTTTTATTGAATCGTTTTGAGAAGCCATTTTCACCTTACATATTTGGTGGTGTTATTGAAACTCTATTTGAACCTATGACTCAGGTTACAGGTATTCTTTTGGGAAAACAAATAGAGTCTGTTATTGCTGCGTATGAACCAAGAGCAATATTGCAAGAGGTTAATGTAAGAGAAAATTTTGATACAAATGAGTATGATATACAAATTATTTTTATTATGGCTAATAATCCTGCTGAACAGGTAGACCTAGAATTCATGTTAGAGAGATTACGATAATGGCTGTAAACGATAAAAGACTCACCGTAACTGAATTTGATTTTGATGATGTAAAATCAAATCTAAAGACATTCCTAAAAGCACAGACAGAATTTACGGACTATGATTTTGAGGGTTCTGGTATGAACGTCTTGTTAGATGTTCTTGCATATAACACTCATTATCTGGGATACAATGCAAACATGCTAGCAAACGAGATGTTTATGGATAGTGCATCTTTACGAGGTAGTGTTGCTTCCCATGCAAAAACTTTAGGGTATGTACCAACATCTGCAAGAGCAGCAAAAGCAACGATAACTGTTTCACTTAATGTTCTTGCATCAGCACAAGCAACTGCTACCATGTCGGCCGGAACCGCATTTACAACAACAGTAAATAATACTGCATATCAATTTGTAACGGATACCGCATATACAAAAACAAACTCAGGTGTTGGAATTGTTTTTGAGAATATTCCTGTATATGAAGGGACATATGTTTCTTCTCGTTTTACAGTAGATACATCTAACTCAGATCAAAGATTTGTTATACAAGAAACTAATGCAGATATGTCAACTCTTACTGTAAAGGTACAAACATCATCTTCAGATTCAACTCAAAATACATATACACAAGCAACAGATATTACAGGTGTATCTGCAACCAGTAATGTTTACTTTTTACAAGAAGTAGAAAACGGAAAGTTTGAAATATATTTTGGTGATGGTGTTATTGGTAGAGCATTATCTGATGATAATATAATAATTCTTACTTATGTTGTAACAAATAAAGCTGCGGCAAATGATGCTGCAACTTTTACATCAGCAGGTGCGATTGATAGTATAACGGATATATC